ACTGGTGATTCAAACACGACAAGGTTATCCTGAAAAGACTGACCCTCTAAGACCTCTCCCGTGTCTGTATATGTAATTTGATACATATATCCAATCAATTCCCCATCTCCATCTGAAGCGGAATAAGCCAAATTAGCACTCAAATCCGAAGAAAAAGTATCCACCCCAGTTGCGGTGAGTATTTGAACAGAGGGTGGATTATTTGCAGGTGGTGGGATAATATAATCCCCAGTAACAGGGTCAAAAATATATGGGCTCCAATCAAATGGTGACCAACTATCATAAAGAGAGGGGGCTAGTTCGTGTAACTGGGTTACTAAAATATCTGATTTTGTTAAATCTTTTTTGATAGAGGTAATCATAAAATAAGGAAATACTGCTTGTCTAACAAACTCTCCATCAGGCTTTGGTAAAAACGAAACACTCCTCATATCTACACCAAAGGGCTTTGTGTTATTTATGTTTGTTCGAAGCCCATTATTATCGACAAATGACAGTATATCCCCGACCTCTAACTCAACACTATCTCCTAGCGGAACCTGAAAAGATATATTCAAATGTTGGTTCTTGTGAATTTCAAATAAATGTTTAGCTAACATCTCAGCACTTGCCTTGTCTTGTATGTATGGGGCTTCGTGTTCTAGGGTATATGTTTCTTCGTCTTTTATATCATAATAATCTATATACATAGCCTTTGTTTCTGCATCGTGCGAAGTCATCGATTCCTCCACACCCGCCCCTGTTGTTTTTGTGTATTCTTCGGACACATAATCATATCCGTACTTAACTATACATTTAAGAGCAACATCTTCTTTTTTAGTTTTAGTAAACTTATATTTTAAAATCTGATTTACATTTATTGCTTTATCAACATCGGTTTTATCGTAAAAAGGTTTTGTTCCAACTATCGATGGCTTCCCAGTTGATAGCTGATTCTTATAGAAAAACGGAGAAGATTGTGCTATTTTTTGCATCACATCAATACCTTCTTCTGTTTTATCAATAGAAAAATCTAATTTATATCTATTATCTGATACATCTTTTTTAATTATATCAGAAGATAGACCTAATTCTCTACTAGCAACATCTTGAACTACGTCTGATGGCTTCGTTATTAATTCTTTTAAATAAGATGAATCCGTATGTATTACAACAGGAGTATGGGGTTCGGGACATTCTAAATAAGATTGTGTTGATATATACATAAATACAGCAGAGTTGGCGTTATCTTCCGATGCTCCTGCCCCTTCATTTCCAAACGTAATCTTTTGCCGATTCACTATTTCATCCTCATCATTTAGAATAGTAAACGGAGTTCCAGTTGCACCAACCTCTGCATCATCCAATTTTGTAAATGAATCAATTACCCCAGTAACGGGGTCAAGATTCCTGTAGGCATATTCTAGTTTAATATTACCGACATAAAACGGGGCTCCCGTATTGTTTTCATAATCCCAGTAGTGCATATACTCGGTGGCAACAGAACTCATTTCGGGTCTAAAAATTTTAGAATTAAAATAAAATTGATATAAATATTTTGTTATATAAACAGCAGGGGTTGCTCTAAAATCATTTACATCAAAATCAAAAAATATAATTTCTTTAGAGTTATCTGTTGGAGGAGATGTATCGTCTATCTCCCCGCTAATAATTAATTCATATTCCTTTCCATCCTCATAATACTTTTTAAATCTATCTTTTGTCAAATAGTCCATTAATTGGAACAATACGTGATCATTTTTGCTCCGATAATCTCCACTACTTGGAGCATCTACTTCATCCGAGAGAAAAGATATGGATAGGTTCTCTCCATACATTATCCGATTGTAACCATCAAGCAACTCAACATTGGCCATTTGGGTGTATTTACCTTTAGCGTTAACAAAGAAATTCTCGTTGAACACTTCCTTTTGATACCAAGAACGCTTTAGATACATTCCATTAAATGTGGTGTTTATTGCTAATTCACATCTTTGGTTATATCCATCCCAATCTACTCCTGCTTTGAACGCAGGGAATGCAAGGCCTGTATATATATTTTGAGATAGCCAGTTTGTTCTTTCTGCAAATTTATGCCACACACGCCAAGTATTATTATGATGTCCAAAATCATTCTGTAATGCTGTGTGAAATGTGTGTCGATAGTCTTTTATAGAACCATTCACACTCCAAGCAATGTGTGCAGTACCCCTAATTGCTGCGGCTTCACGTAAATGGTTAGTAAAAGTACGCAAAGTAAGGTTATATTCATCATCCTCTGTATTTACGTACTCATTGTACCAATCACTCAGATTATAAGCACTTCCCCAAAATGAAAGATTATAACCCCCATAGGCATAACTTGGAACACCCAACACATTCTTAGAGCAAACGAGAGGAGAGTCTGGGTGTTCTACTAAATCTAAACCATCAGAAGTAAAGAAATCTACATTAACCTGTTCGTCTGTTGTTTGGTTCCCCTGTGCAGGATAAAAACAATACTGCATATACTCTAGTTTACCCTCATCTATTAGATTCCCTGTATCACTTATTGTTTTCTCGTGATGGCGAAAAGAAGATATTAGATTTGCATCCGTTAAGGCTTCTTTATTTCCCTTTGATAACGATGCACTAGCTTTTAATGGCTCAAATTCTAATTCAAACGTGGGAATATCAAAACTTAAATGTGCCCCAAACTCTATGTTGTGGTCACCTATATCATACAATATTTGTAGGATATAATTCTCTTGATTTATTCCTATTTTCAACCCATCGGACATCCCTGTTGTGTAATTCGTGGCTACATCTGTGTCGTTTAAATAAAATGCGGGTAAACTTAACATATCAAAATTTTGAGGGTTCGGAGAGGTGGATGCCAAATCTGTCGTTAATCCAGTATAATGGGGGGTGCTCAAGTGAATGTCGTGAATATTCCAAGATAAATCGAATAGAGAAGAATCTGCTCTATATACTTTAACCTTATGTGTTTTAGCTCCTATTAGTTTAGATACCTCCCCACAAAATAAATTTCCACTAGCTAAATTATTAGAAGCATCTGCGTGGGATTCCGTAAATAAATTAATGAAACTTCTATCGTCTGATACTGAAAATTGAGTTATCCAGTCTGTTCTATATTCTAAATCTGCTTGTTGGTTCCCGCTTACTAACTCTTTGTGAAGTCTGTCGGGGGGATTAGAATAAACATTGGCTGCAAAATCGCCTAACTTAATACTTAATACATCTTGTTTGACCAGTTGATTCATGCTTCCACCAAACGTAGATTCCAAAACAAAAGGGGAAAGTTGTTTAATCCCAATAATGTCATATCCGCTATCATCTTTAAACGCTTTATCGGGAGCAATTAAAATATTATTATCTGTAAATGGAGATTCTGATTCATTGTTTCGGATATATACTACTGCGGGAGCCTTTTTCAAATGTCCATATAAAATAGGAATCCGTCTTTCATTGTCCCCAGTAAAGGTATCAACCCCTTCATATAGTGTGTTTTCTATTAGTGGTAATTCTTTGTGGAACTCATCTATGTATTTATCTTCACATTTTAAAATAATTGAAGAACTGTCGTGCGTGACTCCGCTTATTTGTAAAGATGATATTATTTTGCAATCATCTAATGTTTCGCAAGACTGAGTTTTTATATATATATTAACAACACCACCGAACATCTCGCCCTGAACCTTATCTGAGAAGCGTTTTCCGTTGATTTCCGCATTATTAATAGTTATTGATGTTCCACTTAGCTTTAATTTTTTACTTCTTAAATCAATGGATTCTTTAGCACCCCCAATCTTTGCAATAACATCGTCATAATAGTTTCCATCTAATGTTATTGGCTGAGTGCCTAGATAGTAATCTTGTCCACTTGAATTAATATGAACCAATAAGTCAAAATTATTAATACTAGAGGATAAGTCTTGTTTTATTTTTGATCCTAAATCTATCACGAGATACCGAAGTCCGTTCCACGCCTAACTGCTTCTGCTATTTTTGGTGCAAGTTCCTCGACAAAATCGTCCATCATCACGTTTCCCTGAATCAAAATTGTTGTACCACCACCACCCGC